TCTTATTTTTTTTTTTTTTTTGACAAATTTCGAGTAGAACGAAATGATTTAACATTGGGCATAAAACTCAAGAAATTGGTGTGCAAAGTGTTAAAAACGAGAACAAAAAACACTTTGTGTCACATCAACAACAGCTTCGCAGCGTTTGTGACGATCGGGTTGATAATATTTTTGTTGTCATCGTAAAAGCCGTAAACAGCTTTAAATGCGGATCGAACACGCGTGAGTTGACGCTGGATCCAGTTAGTATGAGCGTCATTTTCAACGGCCCACTCAGCATCGCGAAGGTTAAATAAAGCTTCTTCACGGTGCTTCGAGAGGCAGGGCGAACTTCCAAAACTATAGAGAAGACTAGTAGTTGTGAATTCGTAGACAGTCCAAATACAAATACGACCAATTTGAACAGATCCAGCAACTGGATTGGGAGGTTGGTAGAGACCGGAAAAACATATAGTTGGCATTTCTGCAGACAATGAAACGCTAGGAGCTTTCAACTCCCAGTCATCATTATCCTCAGGTGCCCACCACACATAAGCGCCTTTTCCAATTTTCCCATCCATTGCCTTAGGTGTCGTGGCAAGGGATTTGTAATTTTGGAGTTGTTTAGCAGTTCCAGTTGAAAAGAAGTTTCTCTCAGCTTGACCACCTTCTAAACGATTAGCAGCTATAACACCACCAGTGTAAAGAGGAGCAGTAGTCGAAGTCCAAAGAGCGCACATAGCAACTGTTCGGATACCGGAAGCATCACCAGAGTCCAAAGGAGGTCTCATGGGAGCACCAGCGTCATCAATCATGCCAGGAGAGTAAATACGATTCACTTCAATCGTGGCATTTGTGTACTGACCAGCACCGAGAGCGGCAGAAATAATATCAAGGTAACCACCCGATGATGGAATAACTATAACAGCACTTCTGGCAGTGATTTGGTTCAAACCAGTAACAGCAGTACTGAAGTTTTGGGAACGAATCTGACCTCCGACGGAAATGGCGAAAGTTACATTGGAATTGGCACCACTAGCAACAGTACAAGTAGTTGAACTACTTATTGAATACTGACCAGGTTCGAGAACAAATCTTGATGTGTTAACATCAGGAGTTGAATACGTATAACCAATGCCATAACTTTCTCCAGTTGGATCAACGACAAGAGTAGGTCCGTAGGGTTGCGTACTTGCGACCACAGGATTAGGTCGCAATAGCAAAAGAGCTCCTGGAGGCTGTTGTGTAAGCTTCACTTGGAACGGGTCAACTGCAATGTTTCGCTCAGAACCAGTAACTTGACCATTACCTAATTGAGTGACATCGTAAACGGCTTTCGACGTCCAATCGGCTGTGGCGTAATTAGTTCCGGCTTTAACATTAGCAACTTTATAATCTTTCAATAAAGCAGTGCTTCCCAGTTGAGGCTTGATAAGGGTGGAAAAAGCACCGTTAGAGATGGTTGGATCAGCATAGACATCAACAATAATTTCAGAACGAGCAAGAGCTGTTTGTTTATTGGTTGAGTCAGGCATACGAACCATCTTTCGGCGAGGGTCGAGCAGCATCTCCGAATAGGCACAAGCCAATTTCACTTGACTTCCTTCTTCGGTATTGCATGAAGCTGCTGCATAATTTCCACGAACACCCTGGGGTGTTTGTCTCTGGCCTCTACGAGTAGATCGAGAATACGCAAATGCATTTGGTTGTCCACTTTGGGGCACAACTTTGATGCTAGGAGGAGGATTTGCAGGATTTCTCCTGCGTCTCCGTCTGTTGCGTTTAGCAGTTCTACTAGGGTTCTGGGCTTGGGTGTTAGGTTTGACATCGATAACGACTTTCTCTGACATTGGCAACAAAAGCGGCACGGCTTTTGTTCGACTGTGCAACTTAAATCCAGAGGTCGAACAAAACATTCGGTCAATTTTGTCATTGGTCGGAAATTGCTTGCAATACTGATCTTTAAGCTCAGGGTACTTTTGCACAAGATAGTCGATATATCCATCGACTAGAGCAAGAGATTCAGGGTTGGAATAAGCTTCCATACGAGAATTGCATGCAACTTCAAGAGAATCAGAAGCACTTATTCCCCCACGATACGCAAGTGTTGCCACTAAACGATCATGTGAGAATGCAGGTCTATATTCTGATCCTCTAAGAACAAAATAATGTCCGAGAAATTCTAATTGCTCAGCGAATTCAAGATCACATCCCCAGTGTTTTTTAAACACTGAAGACATACTAGTGGGATTTATGAACTTAAAACCAAAAGAGGTAACAGCAATGATCGAGTCATCTCCTGCGGCTTTCCAATAAACATGTTCACAAAATATCTTAAAATCGCGAGGACCACCATTAATAAGCCAAACCAAAAACAAGCGGCGTTGAAGGATTATTGAATTGTCCATTCCAGTATTAACCTGGCCAGAAGGCTGACCAGGTATAATGACTACCGTACCATCGGGTAGGATGATAGGCGTCCAGGCAACATCACGATAACAATTAACAAGCATGTTATAAACTTGAGGGGTTTGAGCCTTAGGATCAAACGAATTCCATCGATATCGCATACAAGATTCATGTTCTTCTTGAGTAACGGAGGTGTCATAACCACCAACATCGCCACAAAAAATATAGTCATATTTCTCCAAGAGCTTACCAATCCTATCAGTATTACCAAAATACAAAGGCATTCCGATACTAATAGGTGTTAACTGATAACGAGCAGCTTCAATCAAAGAATTATTGAAATGACGAGACAATGAATCGAGCAAAAGATAATGTTCAGCAGGAGCACTCATAAAAATACGAGTTTTTGACTCAAGAACCTTAGTTTTGAGACGTAGTTCTTGTTTCAAATTTGCTCCAAAATAACACCTGCAACCAGCATTAGCCATCTGGTCAACATAACTAGAAAAGATCTCAACACAATCAGGATGAAGGTGAAAATCTCTTTTCGTACCTCCGAAACACCTCCAGCACGGACCAGGAGATGTTCGAAGGTCAGAATGTGCAACAGTTTGACAAACGGAGATAGGGAATGATTTACCAGTTATAGGGAACAACAAATGTTCATTCCATTGGTCGGCAATTTCTAACAAATCTTCCGCTATAGGCTCAACTATTACACTACGGTTATACTTAGCAAGGGCTTTTTGAAATGCTAATTCTGTTTGAGCAGAATGCAGATATTCTTCGGAGTGTTGAACATTGGGATTTTGCGATAAAAAGTCGAGGAAAAACGGATTAACATACTTTTCTTGTTTAATCGGTGTTTTGAAGGACGTTTTGAAAATTATTTCAGGTTTCTTTTCACATAATTGAAGGAATGGGGAATCCTGAACCCGGGTTATTGATGTTTGATCGAAAATCCAATCATCAATAATACCCGGGGCTGAGCTTAAGCTCAGCATCCCTTTCATTGCTTTCCCGAGAGGGTTCCGGTCGTCAAGATAGAGACGATTGCCGGAGTGAACTTGATGAACTGATTGCCACGAGCTTCATCTCCTCCTCTATGGATACCAAAGACACCGTCGTCACGGAGCAAGGGTGCTCCGGAGCAGCCTTCTATAGTAGAGGCGAAATGAGTCCCATAAGCGTCATTTCCTTCCCAGTTGGGAATTATATCAGTATGCGCGAAACGCATATCTGGTTCATCTTTTCCTTCTTGCCAGAAAGCAACACAAGTAGCCTTGCTAGTATAAACATTTCCAGTACAGCATTTCAAAGAGGAAACGCCGGTGGGTTTATTAAATGCAATAAGATCAGTACCAAGATCTTTCTCCGTAAGAGCAACAACCAACTTTTTCAATTGGCCATTGATTTTGACATACAAATCAGTGCCACTAGGTTTGCCGTGGGCAACAGTAACTAAATAATTACCAACAGCAAATCCAGTGCAAGAGTACGTTCCGTCTTGGACAAACAAAGGGCGAACAGCACTAACTATTTTCTTGAGAGAAACAGGTTTACTATCCGGAAACTTTGCTTCCAAACGAATTTTATCTGTAACGTACTTCTTCATACTTTCAAAATTTTTCTTTAACGTAGAAATAGGAGAAGCGGCCGCAACAGGGGCAACAGGAGACTCAACAAGCTTCTCAGCTGGTTGCTTACTTTCCTTGGGCTTTCGAGTGCGTTGCCGTTTCTTCTTGGTTTTTTCCACAACTTGTTGTTGCTTAACTTCCTCTTTAACAGGGGGAGCAATTTTTGATTGAGACGAAGTAGGAGCTTGTGGCTGAGGGGCTTCCAACCTTACAGTTGGATTTCCAACAAAGGATCCAATGGTAGCAACCACTGGAGGTTTGGGAGGAGGGGCTTCAACAGGAGCGTGAACAGGTACAGTTCCTTGCAAATTTGCTGGTTTTGCAGCCAAAGATTCTTTTTTCAAATCTTCAGACTTTTCCAACGAATCAAAACCTTTATTTGATTCTTCTTGAACATAATCCCAACGAGGGTCGAGATCAGTCCAATCATCACCATATTTAAAGTTTTTGTGGGCTTCTGCATCATATTCATCAAGGCCACGTTTTAGCCATTCCTCTTTGGAATATCTCTCATCATCAGGATCATAATCATCATAATGGTCCTGGTAATAATCATCATAAGCTAATTCTTCGTCAAGGGCACGATCCTGTTCAACAAGATCGAAGTCGTCCTCGTACTTACGTATGTGAGCAGCTATAACATCATCAAAGTCGGCAGGATTAGTTGGGACTGGTTGAGAGGACCGTTGATCAGTTCTCTTCTTTCTACCAACTTTCTTATTAAACTTAGCTTCAAGATGAGCATGGGGTTTCAAATGAGCGAGGTACTGAACTTTGTGTTCATCAATCTTATCAAACGATACAACTTCAAATTTTCCGGAACCTCTTGTCAGGACTTGGAAAAGCCCTGGCAATCGTTTCCTTTGAACATAAGCCATACAAGTTTGGGGATAAACAAACACTAGATTGATTAAATATTTCTTCTCACCCTTAGAAATCACCGCAGACGCTACACGAGTGGGGCGACGAAGTTTCTTCGCTGACTCCTCTCGAATATCATGAGCTCGTTTTCGCTTTTCTTTGAGAGTTTCTTCAGAACATGTGCTATAATAATACAACACACCAAATAAAGAACCTGCTGCTATACATAAGGCAAATACACTAGTTTTGGGGTACTCTTGAGGTATTTGACGTATCCTATTATAAAAATGTCGCAACATAGCAAAACAACGAACGTACCAAACAACAACATCCTCAGATTCACCAGGGGTGATCATCGAGTTTGCGGCAGTAAGAACATCCATCTCTTGTTCAGGAGTCAATGGGGATTCAGGAAGCAACATATCAAGTTTACTCTTTTTATGATGGGCAATATAATGCGGATCAGGAAAAGCATTAAATATGGCATCATTAAAATCCTCAACTAACAGATATGAAACTTCTGCATATACCTTCTTTCGGTGGACATTATTAAAAGGCTTGGTCATTAAATCATCAAGATATCTAAATTCTGCCTCCAAGGCAGAGCCTTTTGGGCATGCCTCATTATCAGGATGGTAGATCACTCTACCAAAAACTTTAAGAACACGTTCAAGAAAACAGATATAGGCATCTCGATGAGCAGGAGCAATATTAAGTTGATTTTGAGCAACAAAGAATTGATCATTGAGAGTAAGAACTCTATCATTTACAACATCAAAGTCGCGAGAACAAACAACCCAATTAAACATAGCAAGACTAACACAACCTCCTCGCAAAAACTCCTTCAAAGTTTCTGGTTGAGGTGGAGCGGCCTCAATAACAACAACTTTTTTACGGTTGTTGTTACTGAGATTTGTCCCAGCAGAAAGAGAAACACTCTCTGGTGGTTCGAGATCATCAACTTCATCCTTCCCATTTATATTACTTAGTGAACTCTTAGCAATTTTGTAAAGAGACATTGAACTAGCAAACTGTCTTGTTAGATTCATTATTCCTGGAACGGAAACACAAATTCCAACAAGCATAGCCATTGACGTAACCAAAGAACAAACAGAGATGGCTTTTTCAACCACCTTTTTGCTCTCAAGCTTAACATCATCAGCTGTTCTCTTTGCATATTTATAAGCAACATAAGCAGTTATAGAGAGAAGAACAAAGGGAGTCACCGTGGCGCCTAAGACGCCAATTGACAAACCAATAAAATCAGCAGTAACAGCTCGCGACTTTTCTGCAATAGCGTTTGCGAAATCTGTGCCAAGTGCCTCTGCTCCTTGCATAGCAACAAGTGAGGCTTTTTGGCGCAAATGTTTCTTCAAGTCTATCCAATTCAAAGCGGACCAAGAGATACAATTTTGAATAAAAAAACTTGAAAAACAAACAGCTAAATAACAACCCATAGAGCCAATCCAGCTCAATGATAGGAGGTTTATAAGCACATAAGACATGAAGGTGTCACTTATGATCGTGATTGCGGTGAGTGCGTAATGTCTTGCGTCATAAAATGGTTCACTATAGTATGAGGGTATATTATACACACTACATACATACCAACAGACGTATAACGCGATAGACGAACAAATGTAACCAAACATCCTTGTGGAGGTAAATCAGTAATATCCAGGTTAAATGTGGTTTCAATTTGCAACAAAAGCGGCA